AAGCAGAGGGAGGAGCGGACAAATGGGAAGTAGTAGAGTTCCCAGCGATATTTCCCGACACAGACAACGTATTGTGGCCCGAATATTGGCAAAGAGAAGAACTTGAGGGTGTAAAGGCTTCCATACCTGTTGCAAAATGGAATGCACAGTATTTACAGAACCCAACAGCAGAAGAAGGTGCAATAATAAAGAGGGAATGGTGGAATGTTTGGGATAGTGATAACCCGCCTACATGCTCATACATCATACAATCCTACGACACAGCGTTTAGTAAGAGTGAAAGGGCAGATTATTCAGCGATTACTACTTGGGGTGTTTTTGAGCCTAGCGATGGTGATGGAGAAGCGATTATTCTTTTGGATGCCGAACGAGGGCGTTGGGATTTTCCTGAACTTAAGACAAATGCGAAAAGATTATATGACGAATACGACCCAGACATGGTTTTGGTGGAACAAAAAGCCTCTGGAACGCCTTTAACACAAGAATTACGCAGAATGGGAGTTTTTGTTACCCCATTTACACCAAGTCGAGGTTCTGATAAGTTTACAAGAATGAATGCTTGTGCACCTGTGTTTGAAAGTGGTATGGTATGGCGACCCGATATGAATTTTGCAGAGGAAGTTGTAGAAGAATGTGCTGCATTTCCAAATGGAGAGCATGATGACTTGGCAGATAGCATGACACAGGCCATATTACGCTTTAGAATGGGTGGATTTATTTCTACACCAACAGATTATGATGATGAGGATATACCATATAGAAAAAGGGAGTATTACTAATGCCAAAGAGAAGAAATAAAACGAATAACTATGACAAAGAGCAAATAGAATTGTTATCACAAATGCTTGATAAAACGGGAAATCCATTAGACTTAGAAGATATAATGCCAAAGAAATTAGGTAAAGGAATGTCTTTAAAAGGTGGAACAATACCACCTATGTCGGTAAAGTCGGTATTAACAAGACTTTCTAAACCCTCTGCAACAAGACTTTCTAAACCCTCTGCAAAAACAAAAAGATTTAAAGATGGTGGATTAATTGCTGCGATTGAAAAGGTTAAAGCAAAGAAAATGGAAACAGGTGGCGATCCAAGCATTGGAGAAAAGATTAATTTTCCAGGTATGAATAAAGATAAAAACAAAGATAAAAAAGTTCCTTTAAAATTTAAGGGGTTTAGTATGTTACCAGAATCTGTTCAGAAAAAAATTAATCCTGAATTGGCAAAAAAATATGAAAAAGGTGGTGTTGTTCGAGGTATGGGTAAAGCATATCAAGGCAAACCAAGACCTGTAAAGATTAGATAATGGCTGTTGAAAAAGGCATAGATACAGAATTACCTGTAGGGACAGTTCAAGCAGAACAAGTTCAAATTACAGAAACACCTTTAAAAGAGGGACAAGTAGAACTTGATGATGGTTCTATGATTGTTGGTGATGTTTCTGAAGAAATGTTAATGGAATCTATGCCACAAATTCCGTTTGATGGTAATTTAGCAGATATTATAGAGGAATCAGAATTAAATACTATTTCAACAGATTTAGTTGGCGAAATTGAAGATGACAAAACATCAAGAGAAGAATGGGAAGAATCATATCAAGATGGTTTAAGTTTATTAGGTATGCGATATGAAGAACGCTCACAACCATTTGAGGGTGCATCAGGTGTTGTGCATCCGTTATTAGCAGAATCTGTTACACAATTTCAAGCACAAGCATATCGTGAGTTACTGCCAGCAAATGGACCCGTGCAATGTCAAATCATAGGTGATGAAAACCTTGAAACAATGGCACAGGCAAAACGTGTCAAAGATTTTATGAATTATCAAATTACTTATGAAATGGAAGAGTATGACCCAGAGTTAGATCAAATGTTATTTTATTTGCCGATTACAGGGTCAACATTTAAAAAGATATATTTTGATCCATTACTACAAAGAGCGGTATCAAAATTTGTTCATGCTGAAGATATTATTGTTCCTTATACAGCAACAGATTTAGCAACAGCAAATCGAATTACACATGTTGTTCGTATGGATAGAAATGAAGTATTAAAATTACAATTATCAGGATTTTATCGAGATATTGACTTACCAAGTTCAGGTTATGCAAGTTCGGATTATACAGATGTAAATACAACAATAGATGAAGTTGGTGGTATGAAACCATCTGGAACAAGTGAAGAGTTAATATTATACGAAATACATACGAATTTAGATTTGCCAGGTTTTGAGGATGTTGATGTTAAGGGTGAAACTACAGAGTTAAAACTCCCTTATATTGTAACAATTTTAGAAAAATCTGGCGATATTCTGTCGATTCGCAGGAATTATGAAGAACAAGATGTTATGCGAAGAAGAAAAGAATATTTTGTGCATTATAAATTTTTGCCAGGATTAGGTTTTTATGGTTTTGGTTTAACACACATGATTGGTGGATTATCACAAGCCGCTACATCTTTATTACGTCAATTAATAGATGCAGGCACGTTATCAAATTTACCCGCAGGTTTTAAGGCAAGAGGTGCTAGAATACGAGATGAAGATGAACCCTTAGCACCTGGCGAGTTTCGAGATATAGACGTTGCAGGCATGGATATAAGAAGTTCTTTGATGGCTTTACCATTTAAAGAACCATCACAGACATTGTTTGCGTTATTAGGTACATTAGTTGATTCTGGAAGAAGGTTTGCTTCAATAGCAGATATGAAAGTTGCAGAGATGGGTGGAGAAACACCTGTTGGTACAACAATGGCGATTATGGAACGAGGCACAAAAGTTATGTCCGCCATTCACAAACGTCTGCATTATTCACAAAAAACAGAATTTAAATTACTAGCAAATGTTTTTGCTAAGTTTATGGCTCCTATGTACCCATATCAAATACCAGGTGCACCGCCACAAATTAAAGTAGCAGATTTTGATGACAAAATTGATGTTATTCCTGTATCAGACCCAAATATTTTTTCAATGTCACAGCGTATTGCATTGGCTCAAACACAATTGCAGTTAGTGCAATCTAATCCACAAATACATGGAAACGAAATGGGTTTATATCAAGCCTATCGTAGAATGTATGAAGCATTAGGAGTTACAAATGTTGATACAATATTACCGCAACCGCCTCAACCAATGCCTACCAATCCTGGAAAGGAAAATCAAGAGGCTATGCGTGGTAAGCCGCTTCAGGCTTTCCCCGAACAGAATCATCAGGCACATATTGAGGCTCATACCGCCATCATTGCAACGCCAGTGGCACAAGCTAATGCTTCGATTGTAATGACATTACAAGGGCATATTCAAGAGCATATAGGGTTTATGGCAGAACAAATGGCTCAAGCAGAAATAACTTCAAATATGCCACAAGAAGAATTGGTATTATTACAGCAATCACCGCAAGGAATGCAAAAATTACAAAACGATATTGCAGGTCGTGCCGCAGAATTAATTGGTGAATTAACAGAACAGTATTCACAAGCAATAACACCACCTGCACAACCTGACCCATTAGTTGCTATTCGACAGCAAGAGTTGGCATTAAGAGGTGCTGAAATTCAAAGAAAAGCACAAGAGTTTGAACAACAGCAAGCACAAGAAAGAGAAAAAGACATGGCAGATATGTCTTTAGATCAACAAAAATTAAATTTAAATGAAGCAGCATTAAGAGAAAAATCTCGTATCGCAGAAGAAAGATTGCGAACACAAAAAGAACTAACTGTTTTTAAAGAACAAAACAAAAGATAAATCAATCATATTCACAAACTTTATCCTATGTTATAATGTAATTAAATTAACAAAGGTTTTTCTATGGTTGTAGCAGAAATTTTAACAGGCATTAGTTTAGTTAAACAAGCACATGATTTTATAAAATCAAATATAGACACTTGTAAGGATATTGGAGAACTTGCAGGGTCTATAGATGATTTATTTCGTGGCGAGCAAGAAGCACAAAAAGCAAGAGCAAAAAAATCAAAATTTGGTTTTGCAGATCAAATGGGTGTTGAAACAGTCGCTCAAGAAATCATCGATGCTAAGTTAGCAGCCGAGCGGCTTGCCGAGGTGGCTGTAATGGTGGACCTTCGCTTTGGACATGGAACGTGGGCCTCAATAAAAGCAGAAAGACAAAAACGTATTGAAGAAGCAAAACAAATAGAAATAGCAGAAAAAAAACAAAGAGCGTTAGAGAAAAAACAACAACGAGAAGAATTAAAAATGTTTGGTTTGACTTTTATAATTGTTATTGTAGTATTTCTCATATTATTTGTATTATTTTGGGTATCTATGTAAATTTGCATAGGAAAAAATCTATGGCACAAAAAAAATTAGAAAAAAATAGCGAATATGAACATCTTGATTTAGATGGCGATGGCATCGTTACCGATGAAGAACTTGATATGGATGAAAGAATGATGCGTTTGCAAAATGAAAACGATAAGCAAGATGCACAACGATATATGGCATGGTTTGCATTATGGGGTATGCTTTTATATCCATCTCTTGTTGTCATTGCTAATTTCATAGGACTTGAACAAGCTGCAAAAATTTTAGGTGATATGGCAAGTGTATACTTTGTTTCTGTAGCAGCAATTGTTGCAGCGTTTTATGGTACACAAGCATTTGGTAAAAATGGAGATAAGAATAAATGATACAAGCATTTATTGGACCTATAGCAAATCTTGCTGGCACTTGGTTACAGGGCAAAGTAGATAAAAGCAAAGCAGATAGCGAAGTAAAAGTTGCCAAAGCAAAAGCAGAAGCAAAGGTGTATGAAACCGAAGCAACATCACAAATGCTTAACGAGAAAAAACTAACAGATCAAATGGGTGATAGTTGGAAGGATGAAGCATGGTCATTATGGTTTTTAGGGGTTCTAACGGCCTGCTTCTTGCCCTGGACCCAGGAGTATGTCAAGGAGGGGTTTATATTTTTAGATGAACATACGCCAACATGGTTTCATAATATGCTGTATATTGTAATAGGAAGTTCATTTGGATATAGGTTTGGAAAACAAGGGTTACAAATTTTAAATCGAAAGAAATAATATGGATGGCATCGCACTTGCGGAACGCTTATTAAAGAACATTCGTGAAAAACGTGAAGATTACAAACAAATGTTAGCGGATGGTAAAGCAGAGAAGATAGAAGATTATCGGTTTTTAGTAGGTCAAATACGAGGACTGACTTACTGCGAAGAAGAAATAAGAACCTCGATGAAAGGAATTGAAGATGACTAAACAACTATTTGTGCCTGAAAGAATAAAAAAAGGGTTTGAACAAAAAGTAAATGACAAAGAAAATAATCCTAATTCAGAAAATCCAGAAAAATTAGAACCATCTGCATTGGAAAGATTACCCAACCCTGTAGGATATAGACTGCTAGTTATTCCATATTACATGAAAGAAAAAACAAAAGCAGGAATTTATATACCAGACGCTACGAGAGATAGGGAAAGTTTTGCAACTGTAGCCGCTTATGTGATAAAAGTAGGACCAGATGCTTATAAAGACGAACAAAAGTTCCCAACAGGTGCTTGGTGTAGTGTAAAATCATGGGTGCTAATGGGTAGATATGCTGGAAATAGATTTAAAGTGGATGGTCTTGAGGTAAGACTTATAAATGATGATAATATTATTGCAACAATACTTGACCCAGCAGACATTTCTTATGTATAAGGTAATTAGGAGATATTTATGGATAATACAAATAACGAAGAAACAGTAACAGTAGAAGTTGAAGATAATGTCCAAAACACGGAAATAACTTCACCTATTCAAGTTGATTTAGAAACCCGAACAAATGTTCAAGAAAAAGAACCTGAGCAACAGGCTGCTGTTAAAGAAGATGAACATGAGGAATATACAGAAAAAGTTCAAAAAAGAATTAATCAACTAACTGCAAAAAGAAAGCAAGCGATAGAAGAAGCACAAGCGGCATATTCTTATGCACAAGAAATGCAAAAAGAAAATGAAGCAATGAAAAACAGACTTGCTAATTTAGATAAAGGTTATGTTGCTGAATTTGGCAATCGAGTTGAATCACAGTCTAATCAAGCAAAAGAAATATTGAAAAAAGCGATAGAGGACAATGATCCTGAAAAGATTGCACAGGCTCAAGAAATTATTGCAGAGTTGGCATTTGATAAAAAAAGAGTTCAAATGCAACAACAAAAACAAATTCAAGAAGAAGAGTTGCAAAAACAACAAGCACAGCAACCAAAACAAGAAATACAAAAACCAGCATCAAAATTAGAATTGGACCCTAAGTTACAAAATTGGATGTCTGAGAATGAATGGTTTACAAAAGATAAAATTATGACAGGTTATGTAAGAGGATTGCATGAAAAGTTAGTGTTAGAAGATGGGTTTGACCCAACTTCTGATGAATATTATAAGGAAATAGATGCAACTATGCGAAAAATATTTCCAGAAAAATTTCAACCGCAACGGAATAACGCTCAATCCGTTGCACCTGCGTCATCTGGGCGGTCAATAAAATCTGGGCGGAAAAAAACTGTGGAGTTAAATCCAGGTCAAGTTGCTTTTGCAAACAAAATGAAAATACCTATAGATAGGTATGCGGCAGAGGTTGCTAAAATAGAAGCAAGGAGAGCACAAAATGGTCGATAGAACAAATAGGGAGTCGCAAACCCGTGAAAAAAAAGCGAGAATAGAAAGCTGGAAACCACCAAGTGCACTAGATGCTCCTGAACCTCCTGTTGGTTATGTTCATAGATGGATTAGAGAATCTGTCATGGATTATGATGATAAAAACAATATTCACAAAAGGAGAAGAGAAGGTTGGGAATTAGTTCGTAAAGAAGAATATCCAGACTTTGATGCTCCTACAGTAGATGAAGGTAAAAACGCTGGCGTAATTGGCGTGGGTGGATTGCTCTTGGCAAGAATACCCGAAGAGATTGTGGCTCAAAGAAAACAATATTATGAGAACGTCACTGCAAATCAAATGGAGGCAGTTGATAGCGATTGGATGAGAGATTCTAATCCTAATATGCCAAAATTGAAGCCACAGCGACAAAGCAATGTAACTTTTGGCAATAAAAAGCCAAACTAACTATGAGGAGTAAATAAAGATGGCAAATAAAGATGCTTCTTTTGGTCTACGCCCTGTGCGTATGATGGGTGGTTCACCCTACTCAGGCGGTCAAAGCCGATATAGAATTGCAGCAAATTACGGAACAGCGATCCATCAAGGTGATATGGTTATGCAAGTTACTGGAGGCACTGTAGAAATACATGCTGATGGTGGCACAGTTCCTATTGTTGGAGTTTTTAACGGATGTCAATTTACCGACCCGACAACAGGTGAACAAGTTTTTAAAAACCATTACCCAGCGTCAACTAATGCAAGTGATATTATCGCTTTTATTATTGATGACCCGAATGTGGTTTTTGAAGTTCAAGCAAATGCAGCATTTCCAATCGCTGACTTGTTTGGAAATTTTGACATAATCTACACAAACTCAAGTAGCACTTTATCAGGTGTTTCTGGAGCAGAATTAGATGTGTCCACAGGTGCAACTACAGCAGGTTTACCTTTGAAGGCGATTGATATAAGTCAAGACCCCGATAATTCTGATGTTTCAACAGCAAACACGAATGTTTTAGTTGTGATTCAAAATCATATCATGGGCCAAAAAGGTGCAGGATTAGCGTAGGGAGAGTAATATATGGCAATTTCAAGAGCACAACTCGCCAAAGAATTAGAGCCAGGATTAAACGCTCTCTTTGGTATGGAATATGATCGTTACGATAACGAACATGCAGAAATATTTGATACAGAAACTTCAGACAGAGCGTTTGAAGAAGAAGTAATGCTTGTTGGTTTTGGGAACGCTCAAACAAAATCAGAAGGTCAATCTGTTCAATTTGACAATGCAACCGAACACTATACATCAAGGTACACGCATGAAACAGTTACACTTGCGTTTGCTTTGACAGAGGAAGCAATGGAAGATAACTTGTATGACAGATTAGGTGCTAGATACACAAAGGCTTTAGCACGTTCTATGGCACATACAAAACAGATTAAAGCGGCAGCAATTTTAAATAATGCGTTTGACTCAAGTTTTACTGGTGGAGATGGTAAGGAGCTATGTGCAACAGACCATCCGCTACAAAATGGTGGAACTTTTAGAAATGAATTATCTACCGCTTCAGACTTAAATGAAACTTCGTTGGAAAATTCTTTAATTGATATTTCAACATTTACAGATGATAGAGGTTTAATTATTGCACTTAGAGGCATGAAATTAATTGTTCCTCCAGCACTTCAGTTTGTTGCTGATAGATTATTAGAATCAACATTAAGAACTGGCACTTCTGACAATGATGTAAATGCAATTAAAAGCATGGGTATGTTACCAGAAGGTTATGTAATTAATCACTTTCTTACAGATACCGATGCGTTTTTCATTAAAACAGATGCTCCAAATGGTTTCAAACACTTTGAAAGACTACCTTTAGCAACAAACATGGAAGCTGATTTCGATACAGGTAACATGCGATATAAAGCTAGAGAGCGTTATTCATTTGGGTTTTCTGACCCAAGATGTGTGTTTGGTTCTCCAGGTGCATAAAAAAAGAACATTTGTTCGTAAAGGGTGTCTTTCCAGACACCCTTTTTTTTGTTATAGTAAATTTACCTTGACGAAGAATTAACTTCGACAGTAGCCAAGACAAGGAGATAAACATGGCTAATACAACCTTTTCAGGTCCAGTCCGTTCAGAGGGTGGATTTAACGTAATTAATAAAAATTCTACAACTGGTGCAGTAACAGAAACTGGTTTTTCAGTAAATTCAACTGGACAACTAATATCTATGGGTACAAGAAAAATCCAAACATTTGCTGTTAGTTTAGCAGATACTAATGCTGCTGATACAACTTATGCAGACAATGACGTTTTAGTTGAATTAGGTGCTTTAAATACAGATCACCCAGACGATTTAGTAACTGCAAGTAAGTTTTTTATTCATAAAGTAGTTATAGGCATTACAACTGCCGCAGCAAGTGATGCACAATCTTTAGCTAACTTACAACTTAGTGCAACATCTGGAACTGCAACTAATACTGCAATATCATCTGGAACAGAAATTGTTGGAGCAGGAGTAACTTCCGTTAATCCAAGAATATCTGCGACAGACTCTGTAACAGAGATAGATATAGATTTAGATGCAACTGCTGGTACTTTTCATGTGTTTGAACCAAATATAAATGCAGCTATAGCGAGTAAAAATTTATATTTGTGTGCAGGTGCTGCTTGTGATACTGCTCTAACTGCTTTTCGTGCTACACTTGAAATAGAATATTCAGTTTATTAATAGGAGAATAATATGGCAGACGCAGTTACCTCTCAAACCTTACAAGATGGTAATCAGATTG